TTAAACATCTATAACATCGCTCTTATCATCGCCCTCTATTAGAGCTGACATAATATCTTCTCTAGAAAGTAGAACTTTAGTTTGATTGTCTGCTATACTAATTCGTTCTTTACTCTGAACATCTATCTTTTTAACTTCTAATTGAGTCTCATTTCGCTCTTTAGCAGTATGTAACTTGTTTAATGTTTCTATAGAAGAAGAAGTAGCTTTAATAAGTTCAGCCATAGCTGCAACATCACGATTTTCTGGAGCAGAACTAATATAATCGTTTACATTATCCACTATATTAAGAGATTTATTAATAAGTTTACTACTCTTTTCAATTAAAAAATCCTCTAAATCTTCTTTACTTAAAACTTCCTCCTCAATCTTATGAGATACCTTTTTATTACCCTTTAACTGGGTAATAATATCATCAACAGCATCATTAAGATCTTCGTCCACGTATATATTTATTCAGTTGATATATTTTTTAGTATTTATATAATATGAGTATGGAACTTAAGTTTAAGAAAACGAACGATAAAGCAGTTCTACCCCGTAAGAATCATGATAACGATACTGGATTAGATGTTTCTTCGGTAGTGGATATTACTATTCCTGCTAAAGGCTCTGCTGTAGTAGATGTAGGTTTAAAATTTGCTTATATATCTTTTGGATTTTGGGTAAAGGTTGAAGGTAGATCGGGTTTAGGATTTAAGCATGGTATCTTTCCTCATCCCGGTATTATAGATCAAGGCTACCGTGGAGATGCTGGAATTAAATTATATAATTTTACTGATAAAGATTATGAGGTTAAGGCAGGTGATCGTATTGCTCAATTTGTTGTGTATAGAAACTATACTGTAGAGACTAGTGAAAGTGAAATTATTGAAAGTCAGAGAGGTGAAAAAGGATTTGGTTCATCTGGTCGTTAATTATGATTGAATTTGATAAAATATGGGTCGAAAAATATCGACCTTCTAAGCTAGATGATATTATTCTAGATGAGCGTACTCTTAATATTATTAAAGGGTTTAAAAATGAAATACCTAATCTTCTTTTTGTTGGTAATCCTGGTACTGGTAAGACCACCCTTGCTAGAGTTATTGTTAACGATATTCTCGGATGTAATTACCTTTATATTAATGCTTCTGATGAGTCTGGTATCGATACTATTAGACATAATATCACTAATTTTGCTCAAACTAAGTCATTTGATGGTGGTGTAAAAGTAGTTATATTAGATGAGGGAGATGGATTAACAGCACAAGCACAAGCTGCGTTACGTAATACTATGGAAACGTATGCTAAGTATTGTAGATTCATTATTACAGCTAATTATAAGCATAAAATTATACCTGCTATACAATCAAGATGTCAGTCATTAGATCTTAAACCTGTTCTTGAGCAAGCTGTTAAAAGATGTTATAGTATTCTAAAACAAGAAAATGTAAATATAAGTGATGAGCAAAAGAAAAAGTTTATACAACTCGTCAAGCGTTACTTCCCCGATCTACGGAAAACGATTAACGAGCTTCAAAAAAGCGTTATTGATTCAGTCCTCTCTATTGATAGTAACGTGTCTGATAACGAGTTGTTATCTAAGTGCTTCGAAGGACTAGCCGCGGGTAAGTCTCTCGAATTAAGAAAGTACTTGATAGAAAATGAAGATAGATTTCAAGGTGATTATGATACGTTGTTAGCGAATCTTTTAGATTATATCTATGATCAAAAAATGGAAGATATTAAAAAGAAAGCTATGATAGCTACTATAGCAGATCATCTTTATAAGAGCGCTTTCGTTGTAGATAAAGAAATTAATGCATTTGCCTGTTTAATAAATTTAGAAAAAGCATAAATATAATATATGAAGCCTTTATTATTAATAAGGCTCTTAATATTATTATTAGCAATAGTATCCCCTTTAGGAGCCCAGACTGTCTCTAACTTATCAGGTTTTGAAGTTGAGAGAATAAGAGCTAACTCTTTAACACTTATAGGCCTTAACACATCAGTCAATCCTAATGGAAGTGTATCTAGATCAATAGGTAAAATATTTGGACCATCTTCTGCTGCTTATGTACTAGGTAATACTAACCCAGCAAATGCTGACATTATATGGGTGCCAAATGAAGACGGTACATGGTTACAAATTTTTTGGAGTCCGGGAGGAGATGTATTTCCTCCTATAACTCGAGGTTGGAGAGCTGTAGGTTATGGCGACCAAGACGTCTCTGGAACAATGGTAAAACGAGGATTCTTTTATGAATCAAAAAGAAATGAAGATTGGGGATTAGCTATAGGAGGCTTCGTAAATAGAGCAAACAATAATATTATTTCAAATAAGAGTTGGACTCTTATAAACAGAGGAACACCTGTGCCGATTTCATTTGCTGAAGCTAACATTAGTAGTTCACCTGGTCTGTTAAAAGGAGATGAGTCGAGGGGTGATATATTTTGGATACAAAGAGAAGGCAAATGGGAAGGATATTATTATACTTTAAAGCAACAATTTCCTCCTTTAACTGAAGGGTGGAAGAAGGTAGGCGATGGTAATACAGATCATAGCTATACGTTAATATCATCTTCTGCTATCTTTTTACAAGCTCCTAAATGGTCTGTTACAAACAATATGCTACCGGCGCAGCGCATAATAACTACCTGGCCTCCTGCGGGATTTAAGAGAATTAAAAAAGCGACTGATCCTAATGAACCTCCAGCAGCTATGGTCAACAATATGCTTGAATGGGGATTTGGGCAAAATCTAAATAATCTCTATTTTGTAATTACATGGCCTGGTAAAGCCGGTATAAGCTATACATCTGAGTATTATGATACATTCACTGGCTGGAATGTCTTAGCAACTAGAGAAGGGACAGGAGGTCCAGAATTACTCTTTAATTATGCTGTAGTTAATAATCTACCATGGGGAGTAGCTAGAGTTACCTCTAACTGGTCTAACTAGGGATATACTGCTTAGTATAAGAATTTACTTCTTGAGATGGGGTAGCTGGCTGTGATGGAATTTGGGTATTGTCCTTAGGTAAAGATCTTTCAGTATTACTCAGCTCACCATTACCCCTGTCTGTCTTATTTTGAATATTATCTTTATCCTCTTCTGCTTCTTCAGGTTTAATATTAACATTATCCTTACGTCTCATAGCGTCAGGAATAGGTAATAAATTTGGAGCATATTGAACAGGTTGACCTAACCCACAGGGTACAGAACAATAATGAGAAAAACGACCTCCACCGGTATCTAAGGCTATGTCTAAAACTGTTTTAAGAGAAGAAGTTTGATCATTTGAAGGATAACGAGCTGGGTCTGTATCTTTTATATTAACAACTCTAATATGAAGACCTGATTCAATCATGTCATCTATAAGCTCTTTAATGTTATCTCCTAAACCTTTATATGCGTCATGACTCTTAAAGTCATCATTAAACTTAAAAACGTCGCCTACTAAAAAGCCGCCGCGTTCAAATCTACGCATATAATTTTCAAAGAGCTTTACAAACTTCTTTTCTTTAGCCATATATTTATTTATGCCAGATCGGCCGTAATTGCGCTATTTCTTTTTCTTCTTCTTACCGCTACCACCATGCTCATTTAATTGAACTACTGTAACTTCTTCAGCAAGTACTTTTGCTAATTTACCGTTATGTTCAACATAATATTCTTCAATAACGCCTGCTGAAGTTAAGCTATGGTGAAGGACTTTCTTGACTGACTCCCCAAACTGAGGATGTTTAATGTGAGAAGCTCAGTCGTGTTCAATATCACCACCTTTAAAATTAAACTCTTCATCTTCGATATCCTCTTCCATCTCTTCGAGATGCTTCATAAGCTTAGCCTTACCGAGCATCTTTAAAGCATGCTTAAGATGATCAATACCTTTATCATCTTCGTTATCTTCAAATGGAATCTTATCTTGTGCACCGTGACTAGGAGAAAATGGTCTATCTTCTTCCTTCATACTATCAGCTGCAGCTTGAGGATTACCTGTATTTTGAAACATATGCGCTCCGTTCAACATCTCGTTGTACGTCTCGTTTAGTTGGTGAATATCTTTACCGAAATTTCTGTGTTGTTTAGACATATAATTATTTATTAAATCTATAAATATTTACAGTAAAAATGCCATATAAAGCTAAAAAAGAAGGTAATAAGTATTGTGTATATAAGGGTACAAAGAAGGTTGGGTGCACAAAAGGTACAAAGGATGCTAAAAATAAATATCTTGCAGCATTACATATAGCAGATAAGGAAGAGGAAGAAGAAAGCTTTGATGATTTAGCTGCTGAAATATTAAAAAATATATATCAAGATGATAGTGAGAGAGAGTTAAAATATGAAGAGGAAGTCTAAAAGAGGTTTCTTATTAAATATATAAGTAATGGCTTTAATTAAGATAGATTCAGTATCAGTTACTGAGGCAGAAGACGCAGCTCTTAAGCAGCAATATCTATATAAAGACTTATTTCTTGATATTGAGAATAGAGTCTCCTTTAATCGTCAGTTAAATCGTAAAGAGGAGCTTAAAGACGTACAAGGTTTATACGATATAGAGTCAATACAAAATAGTATAGCAAATGCTTTACTTACATCACCAGGAGAAAAAATTCTAAACCCTGAATTTGGAATAGATTTAAGAAGATTTATTTTCGATCCTGTAAGTCCTTTTACTGAATTAGAGATACAATCTGATATAGAAGAAAATTTACCTAACTTCGAACCACGAATAGAATTAGAAAAAGTAGAAGTAAGTGCTAATGAGGATCAACAGGAATATAATATTACACTACAAATAAACGTACCGTCTCTTAATGTATATGGACTATCACTTAGATCTGTATTAAATAGTAATGGATATAACTTTATATAAAAATGGCTGATAAAAACAATAATTTTTTAGATTTTAACTTACCGCAAGATGCATATGCAGCATTTGACGCGGTAAGTTTGAAAGATTTCATTATTCAACGTTTAAATGAAAATGAAAAATTTACTGATCAAAATTTTGAAGGTAGTAATTTAGCTGCTATTATAGATATAATTGCTTATTCATATCATGTTTTGTTATTTTATTTAAATAATACAGCTTCCGAATCTACTTTCGACCAGGCGACCTTATACGAAAACATGAATAAAATTGTTAAGGTTATAGGATATAAACCTGTTGGAAAAAAAACTTCTCTCGCTTCAATAAACGCTACTGCAAATGCAGACTTAGCAGTAGGTAATTATACTATTAAAAAATATTCTTTCTTCTTAGTAGATAGTATTCCTTTTACCTTTAATAGTGATTATAGCTTTACTATAGCTGATCAAAAAGAGCAAAAATTAACTGAACTTGATAACAATGTAATACTATATCAAGGATCTGTAAGTGAATATCCTGATTATACTGCACAGGGTACTGATTTTGAAAAGGTTACTCTTGTTGTTGATAATATTCTAGACCCTGGAGATAGTGGGAGATTTATAGCAGATGATACTGTTAGTGTTTATGTTAAAGAAGCTAGTTCTGGTTTATATTATGAATATAGCGAAGTAGATAGTTTATATATTAAAGATAATAATTCAAGGTGTTATGAAAAACGGTTGAACGAAAATGGTCACTTTGAAATAAAATTTGGTGATGGTACTTCAGGTAGAAAGCTTTCAAAGGGCGACGTTGTATCTATAAATTATATTTTATCAGACGGGCAAAGGGGTATAGTAAGTACAAATGCTATAAACGGTAATAAGCTTTTCGTTTATGATAGCTCTAGACAAAGAGAAATATTTGATGATACATATACCAACAAAGATTCTACGACATTTATATCATCAGCAAATAATTCTAATTTAACTTTTAAAAATCCACAACCGTCTTCTCCTATAACTACAGAAGAAACAGTAGATGAAATAAGAGAAAACGCACCTAAATTATTTAGCTCTCAACAAAGACTTGTTAGTGTAACTGATTACGAAGGTTTTATAAGTAAAAATTTCTCTAATATATTAATAGATAATAAAGTTGTTAGTAATCAGACCTTTATTAATGATTATATACAGTATTTTTATAATATATGTGTAGATCCTGATAAATCAAATCGAGTATTACTTAATCAAGTCAACTTTTCTGATAGTTGTGATTTTAATAATATTAATATATTTACAGTACCTAGATTTAATATAGCTAAAGACGGTGACTATCCTCCATTTTTAAGTAATTCAATTAAAAAGCTTATAGTTGATTCTTCTTTAGAAAGAAAAACTATTAGTCATGAAGTAGTTCCAAGAGACCCTATTTATATGGCTTTTGATTTAGGATTTTCTAATCAAGTTGACTTAGAACCTGAAGTATCTAAAAATACAAAGTTAGTTATAGTTAGAGAATCTAATAATAAAATTAATAAAGAAATTTTAAAATCAAGAATTTTAGCTATTATAACAAAGTTTTTTGGTCCTACTAATAATAACTTAGGTCAGCAATTATCTCTCTCTACTCTTGTATCTGAAATACTAAGTGTTGAAGGTGTAAAAAGAATAGAAACTAGAAATAATAACGAAAATATATCTTTTAGTGGCATATCATTTATATCTTATAATCCTCTTTATCCATCTGCTGATATAAGTTTAGTTAACCAAGACGTATCTTTACCATTTTTTAAATTTCCGTTCTTAATAAACCCTAATTCGTTAGCTGCTAAATTAACAGTAATAGATGAGTAATATTAATACAACCTATGCCTTATTTAGAGTAGAAGATTATAAACAAGATAACGTTTTATCTTCCTATAATCTATCTCTTACTCCTTTAACATTTGTAGCAGACATTCCAGCAGGTTGTACAATTTTACAAGATCTAAATAACACTACTGCTACTTTTGATTTAGGAGATGGTACAATAATTCATTCAACTACTGCTGTTCATACTTATGAACTACCTGGTAGGTATAAGGTGAGAATGGTATTAAGAGATTGTCAAAATAACAATGTATTAGGTTCCTACTCTGCTAACGTTGATATTAAAGATTATATAGAAAATACTTTTTCTATAAGTATACCAAACAATACTTTAACTCTATCTGCAGGTCATTTTTCAGAAGCTATTACTATTACAAATAATTCTCCTTTTTATAATACTAACAATGATATATTTTTTAGTATTTCCGGAACAGGACTACCTAACTATTTTGACTTACTACCATATAAATTTAATCACTTAAAACGGTATCATTCTTTTTATGAAAGAGCCTTTATTGATAATTTAAGTGCTCATGAATACAATGAAGTATCTAAATTAACATTAAGCTCGGAAAATGTTTATGTTAAACTTTCTGGAGTAAATCCTCCTATAATAGTACCAGCTAAAAGTACTGATAAAGGTAGTTTATATGTAGGTTCATCCGGTATTAATAATTTTTATTTTAGTACTGATAATTCAGTAAGTAGCCCTATAAGTATAGAATTATTTAAAGATAGAAAAAAGATTTTTAGTAGAGATAAGTCTGGTAATTTTTCAGTAAACGATAATAATAATAATTTAGGTATAACTTTAACTGCTAATGTAGATGCCGTAGCTTCATCAACATTTAAAATATCAAGTTTAAATGCTACTTCAAATGGATTAGATAGTGAAGGATTAGAAGAAGCAACTATATTTGGTATAAGCCCAGTTCAATTCAAAGGTGTTCAGATACCATTTTTAGTAAAACCTAAAAGTATACAAAATTTTACAGTTAAAAATTTATCTGCTATAGGAACCCCAACATTTACCTTACAAAAAGACGGTGTAAATGTAAGTAGTAGTAACTTTACTATTGAAAGCTTATCAGGATCTATTGATGGTGTAGATACTAATTTTTGGTATTATGGGGGTCTTACTTTTAATGACAGTCTTTCTACTGAAACAACTTCTTTAACCCTTACAGTAAGCAGTTTATTTACTAATGGCTCTGTTAACTTAGCTTTGACAAGTAATGCAGTCCCACTGACTGCATTTCCTAAAGATTTTTATGGATTTTCAAAGCAAAACGAAAATGTTGATTATACAGATATTTTTAAAAGTTTAAGATTTCAAGAAATTTTATTAGATAAAAATGTTTTATTTGATGATTTTATAGGTTCTATTTTTGGTGATTTAAGTAGTTCTTCTTCTTCATTAGGCAAAACTATCAATTCTAAAATTTTTAATTTTGTAGATAATAAAATTGATCTTGATTCATGTGATATAAGATCAATTATATCTTTAAGTAAGTTAGTTAATGAAGAAGCTAATATATACGATCAATCACTTTTTAATTTTCCACCTAGTGTAGCTAGATTTATTTCTTTATTCTCTACTGAATATAATAAATTAAAGGGTACAAGAAATAAATTTAGTCAAAATTTAGATGATAAAGGAGGTGGTAATCCAACAGTATATGGTACTAATCTTGGTGATAAAATTGATACACTTTCATATATAGTTACAGCTGGTACAGATATAGTTGCTAAAGAAAAATTTAGTAAGCAGTGTATACTTTTAAATTCCTTTCAACCATTGTGCGCTGTATCATTTTTAAATGGTACTACTACTGAATATAGTTTAAGTACCTATAGTACTAATTGGGCTTGGCCTTTAGTATTACCTGAAAGTTTTTCTACTGAAGATTTAACTAGTTTTTATACTTTTTATAGCTATACATCAGGTGTAGAAGGTTCTGTAACTGACGGATTACTTGACTTTACTGATCCTAAAAACACGTTTGATTTTGATACCCCGTTAAGTGCGTTCTCTGGAGATAATAAAATAGAAGATATAGTATTTCGTAATTCTTTATTTAGTAGTCTATCTCTGTTTGACTAATAAATATATTAAATGGAAAGTGTTCAGAAAGGATTTCCGCCAGTACCTCAATCTATTACTAATCCTAATGTTGAGAGGGAAAATGCGTTAGATAGAAATCAAGCTTTATCTTTTATAGATTTTATGAAAGTTGTTAAGGTTTCGTTTGAACCGGATACCTTACAGAATTACTATACGCATTATCTTAATAATTGGAATAGAGCCACTAACGATAAGAGTGCAGATAATAAAAAAATAATTATAGATAGATATAGAGACTTCTTAAAAGAACTTTCAATTTTTTATAGTAATGAAACAGAGAAAAAGTTTTTATCAGTAATTGATTTTAATGATCCGAATGATTTATCTATTGCTATTTCGTTCTATAGTAAAAAACTTAGAGAAGTAGCTAGTTACTATAAAGGTGAAAGAGAAAATTTACAAAATGTAGCTATTAAGTATAAGACTAAGGGTAGTAATTTTAACATTAAAAAAAGATCTACTGAGATAATATTAGATTTTTTAGAAAATAGAGAAGATGCTAAATTTACTTACGATATAGAAACTATAAAAAGTAATATACAAGTCGATCTAACTGAGTATTTTGATACTTTTACTTCTTATTTTAATCAAGAGCCAGATGTAGAAGAGTATGGTAAGCATTTTAAAAGCTATGATCCTAGTGAGCTCCCTACTGATAATATATTTCTAAGTAATAATACAAAATTAATAGAAGAAGTTTTTCAAGGGTTAGGAGATGAGTTAAGAGATATATTAGAAGTAAATGAACTTTTTAAAAATAAAAAAGATTTAACTGAAAAATATATTGGTACAGATTTTTACTATATATCTTCTAATAGTACAGGTGAGTTTGTATATGAAAAATTAATAGAAGCAGAAGCGCCTTACCGTAATTTTTTAAATCAAGATTACCCTACTACTGCGTCGGTGTTTGCTAACTCTATTGAAACTGAAAGAGAGGCCGGCTTCTTTAAACCTACTAAAACTGGAATTAATGTAATACAAGCCAACGCTATAGAGTTTGGGTTTAAAGAATCATATGAGCCAGATAGTTTATATATTTTTCCCGATCCAAGTATATATACCAATAATCAAAATATTCTTGTCTTTAATATTGAACCAGCAGAATTTGTAAAAAATCTTACTAGTGGATTAGCTAAATTACAGCCACTAACTGATAAAGACGATACTTCTTATCTTGGATATAGTTCAACTTTTTTTGAGAGAGATGAAGATGCAGACATGTCGTTTCTTTTTAATAAAGGATATATTTTTGATAGCAAAACTGACATATATAGTAATACTTTTGGACTAGTAAAAGACGATAATTTATTTAGAGAAAATCTAACTACTATTGAAACTAAAAAAATTCTTAATTTAGTTTTAAATGGTTATCAATTCTATGATTCTCTTTTTGATTCTGAATTTAGTTTTGATTATTCAGTAACTGATAAAACAACATTTTTAGAAACAAAGAGGTCAGGGATTACTTCTTTTACAAATGGATTAACTACTATAGGCGACAACTCACCACAGTTACCAAGTTCAGCTTATAATATATTCTTTAGATATTTTGCCCCCTATGAAGAACTAATAAAGCCTACTACTAATAATACTGATATAATCGATAATAATGTAGAGACAGCTAGCGTTAAAGATGGTGCCTTTTTCATGAAAAGGTGTGATGAGTTTTTACCGGAACCGAGATCATCGGATTTAAGCGCTGCTTTTGATAGTGGATTACAATATTATTATTCTGAGTTAATTGATGCTGGTATAGCTGGGGTAAGCGGTCGATATAACCCTACAAACTGGAACACGCTGCAGCGAGCACTCTGCGATAGTGCTGTACCTACAACATCAGGTACGTTTTTTGTTAACTACTTTTTATCTGGTATACAAGATGACTTTACTAGAATGGAAGGAGGTAAATTTACTGATACATTATTGTTTGATTATTCACCACAAAAAGAAGAATATTTTTATGATAGTACAGTTCTAGAACCTTCAATTCTTTTATCAGACATATCATCTAAAGAAGGTAGATATAATGCAGAAAAATTATCAGGTCAAATATTTGTTAATAACAAATCAACAAATGTTGGTTCCCATTTATTTACTGCTGTTAACTACTTAAGTTCAAAGCATTCGCCTAATATTAAAAATGATTTAAGTAGTAGAGTTGTTAATTTTGATCTATTATATGATACATTGTTTATTGAGACTAGTTCATTTTTTGTTATTGAGCCTTTAAGATTTGAAAACAATAAATATGTTGACCCGTTTACTAATAATATTTCACTTTCAATTAATACTGATAGTTTTGATAAGATTAGTAATAGATATTCAACTAATAATAGCGTATACTACTATCAATTAAAATCTTTATCAAACAGTACAGATACAAAAGCGTTATCTGTATATCCAGAAATTTACAAATATAGCTATACTGATAAAAAGACAAATAAAATATTTCCAAAAAGTACTTCTGAATTAGTTGAACGAAGAAATCTTTTTGTTTTATCGGGAATAGATATTAGATACAATGAAGCAGATACACCTGTTATTTCATATCGTAGTGATATTGATATGTTTAATATTAGTTACCTGTTAAAAGATCAAAATAAGTCGCCACTGCTAGTAAATTATATAGTTAATATAGACTCTAACGATAATGTATTGTTTATGAGAGATGAAAATTTACGAGCTGTATATGATAATAAGACTTATACCTTTGAAAACATATCTAGAACCTTAACATCTTTTAACTTTAACATTAGTTCAGTTCCTCCGGGAAGTGAAAGCAACTCACTTATATTATGAATACGTTTTCTCTTGCATTATCTACATCGCAATCTGCACTAACTGCAACAGGTGAGCAGTTAAATTTATTTGATTTAACTGAAGTAAGTTTAGATATTGTAAACATCTATAAAAATATTTTTCCCTCGTATATAAGTATTGATTGGGGTGATGGTACTGATATTGAAGAACCTGAATTGACTACCTTTAGAACTTATAGAACTGATAGTATTTTTGATGAAATTACTAAAGGGTTAGCACCAGTATTTTTATCTAAAACATACAAACATGTCTACAAACCTTCTGCTACTGCGTTAATAAAATCCATGGATTTAAAAATAGGTATTCAGTATATAAATGGGAATATTACCGAAATAACATACCCTATAAAAGTAAGAACTGAAGGTTACTATGAAAATATTGGTGACTTAGAATTAATAGACAGTAATATATTACAAGATGTAAATTACTCTTCAAATTTTGTATTTAGAGGTGAGGTTGATGATTATGTTTTAGAAGTTAATAACCAAACAGAAGGAGATGAAGAAATATCTTTTATTGTAAATGATGTAGGTAAAAACTTCGAAAAAGCAGAAGAAGGTGGTGGTGATGTAATTATTGATAAGGAAGATGATATTATAAAAATTGTAAAGTGAATTTAATTTACAGCTTAAATATATATGTAAATGAGTAGTCGTATTCCTAGTTTAAGTACCCTTAAATTCAATGAGGGTTCTTTATGCATAGATTCTTTAAATCTAGAACAATTTTCTAGAACATACGCAGGTGGTTATTCGTTTAACTTTATTGATGCTCTATCTGGTTCAAGAGATTTTAAAAATAAAAACTTTAGTAATTTTTATCTTACAAAAAGAACAGATTTAACTAAAATTGTTAAATTTAACTCTACAAATATAAAACCACCGAGTATTTATACATCGCTAAATTTTTCACGCCTACCAGGAAAGAAGGGTACTTTTTTAAAATTTGTAAAAGAGATTAAGAGAGAGTTTTTTAAGGATACACTTAACTATAACAACTATCAAAATTATGGAGCTACTGGTATTACTAACTTTCAAACCTCTTCTAAGGAATTATTTTTAGTTGAGTTTATAGATGATTTTTACTGTACTTTATCTTACGTAGATAATAACATAAGATATTATTTAGTAGGTTCAGATAACGAAGAAGTGGATGGTAAGATAGAAGTATTTTTTGCAGCAGAAAATACTTTAACCGAGGAAGGTAAAAAAATAGAGTACATATTAACTAAGCATAGCAATAATCAGTTTTTAGCTTTTTTTACTAGAAAGAATAATAAAAAGTATGCTATAAAACCTGAAGATACTAAATTAATAGGTGAAGATATTTCAGATAAAAATACAAATGAGTTTTTTATAAACTCTATATCAGCTAAAATTACGTTTAATCTTTCTACTACTATATCAGATCCTCTAGACACATCGTTTGTAGAGTATACTGATACAGATTATCTTATTAATAATGATAGAAGCGCCTTTAATTTAGATTCTAATTATCTATTTTACAAGTCTGGTAATTTATCACAAAATAGCTTTAATATATTAAATCTTAAAAACATAAGTGATAACTTTGACACCTTTACTTCATCTAATAGTTTAATTAGTTCAGAAGATAATGCTGTTTTTGCTAGAAAAATTAGAAACTATACTAGTATATTTAACGATATTCCATCTGAAAGAGATTCTACATTAGAGCTTAACTATGTAACTTATAATATAAATTATAAATTTACCCCAGGTACAAATATTTTTACAGCACCATCATCATTAGATCCATTTACAAAGCTTAACATTAATGATACAAAGTTTACAGAGAGTGGGTCATTTGCTTACCCATATCCATATTTTTCTGATCGTGTTTATAAAAAAATAAAAAATATGCCTGATACAGAAGAGCAATATTTGTGTACTTGGTTATCAGGAGCTCCAGGAGAAGAGGGATTATGGGTTGATAGATATTATTATCCTGATTACACTACTAAAGAAGATGCGCTAAACGGTAAGCCGATATATCAAGTTACCTACTTAGATGCTATTGAAAAACTTATTAACGATAATACTGCTCTAAAAAATGATGTTAAAAAAGAATTCTTCTTTGATAAAAAAAGTGACTTAACCTTCGAACCTAAAAAAGAATATACTTACGAGAGAATAGATATAGATAAAGTAAAAGAAGATATACGGGTAAGATTTTGCGATTTACCTAAAGCGGAAAGAGAAACACCTACATATTATAAAGATATTAATAATAATGGTGGTTACGCCATCGCGTTTAAGTTTTTTGATAAAGATTTTAAAGTTTTTTCACATTTTAATGAAATTGAAGCAGGTTTTAGTATAGTTAAAAGTAAAAATAATTTATCGTTAAACTTTACTTTTTTTGATAATGCTAATGAAACATACGAATTTTTTAATACAGACCATACCTTGACTGAAACTAATGATAATGATTTAGTAGTTTCATTTAATAATCAAATAGGTAAGGGTAATGTATATTTAAATTCAGTAAAAATATTTTCTTTTAATACTAACAGCTTTAGATATTCGAATAAACAAATTATTTTTGGTAATATAAAGTTAGAAAGCAGTGAATTTAAAGGTGATATATTAAGAGCTTCTTTAGATAGACTTGATACTCTTACTAATATATTTTTATCTCTTAAGCCTCTTTCACAAGAAGATGAACTACTAACTGTTTTTAGTAGAGCTATAACTAAGATTGACGATTTAATTGTAAGTTTACCTTGCGGTATGAAGAATTATACTGATAATATTGAGGTGCTTAATACACTCGCTACAAACTTAAAGTCAAAATCAAATGTAGTTGATATAAATGTTAATAATTTAAATATAAGTAACACTGATATTTTAAATGATGTTAAAGATAATTTAATAGCCGTGTTATCAAAAGACTTACCCGCTACTACTGTAATTAACAAGCTAAACTTTAAGAACTACCTATGATATCCTATTATAAATTTACTGACGGTAATGCTTTTACATTAGATGGAAAAGATTATGAAGGCTTTTTTAATGTAGAAGAAGGTGAAGCGTATACCGGTAGAACTAAAACTGAAACCTCGCAAGCGCTAAGCGCTAAAAATAATTTTATTACTTTTGCTTTTTTAGATAAGAGAGAATTCGACAATAATGTTACATCAACAACTACAAATTTAGTTAGCAGTTTAAATTATTCACCTAGAAATATATTAAGTAATGATTTTTTAAAGAGAAACTTTAGAACATTATTTGAAAATAATTTATCTCTTTTTAGTTTAAGTCAAGTATATAATCCTTCTTTATATAATTCGGCTACTAGTAGTGATAACTTAAGCTCATGTGCATTTTTTGGATTATCATCAACAACAATAGATAGTCGTAATGATGATAGGGTTACTATAAAGAACTTACAAGAGCCCTATCAAATTGATCCATTTGCTGGTGCAGATAAAAATACATTTCCTGAACTTTTTGAATTAGATAACACTACGGAGAGTTTTGTTGAAACTTACGAAGATGGATTTATATATACTATAAGTACAGATTCAAAAACTCTAGCATTTTCAGGTGCATTTGGTAGTGATATTAAAAATTTAAGCTTAGTTACTTTTGATAACAACAATAGACTTTTAGACATTTATGTAGATAAAGCAAATCATTTAATATATTCTTTAGATATAGAAAGTTCTGTACCATTTGTTAATATATTTGATGAAAGTATATACCGATCATGCCAAACTCTTAAATTAATTGATAGAATAAAAGTATCAGATAATAAATTAGTTAATAATAATATAGGTTATAGTAAAAAATATAAAGGAGCATTAGTTTCTAATAATGCAGGTGATATATTAATTGAGTTATCCTTAAAAAATGAGACTGAGGTGTTGAAAACTATACAATTATCTGATTTAAATGAGCCAGAGTATGTAAAAATTGCATTAAGAGGTCATGACGACTTACTTTTAATAGTAACTAAGCCAGTAAGTAATGTATCTGAATTTTTAATTTATAAAATTGATTTAGAAAATTATTTTGAAACTAATATTATACCTGATCCTCAAAAAAGTACTAGAATAAATTACGATAATCAATTTAGATATAAATCACCTAAAAAAACTAATTCATCTTATACAGTTTTTGGTACAAATAATAACAGAACAGGGTTCTTTTACCCACTTTTTAAAGAAAAAGATGATGCTCAAAAAATAAGTAAAAGTGGAGCTATAAGTACGCTTACTTTTCCAGAATTTCCTAATACTGTTTTTTATTTTACTCCTGATTACCTATTTTTTAAAGAAAATAGACCTGTAGGTTACTTTATATATAGAGATACTGATACTACAGTTGATTTAGATGTAATATTTTCAGAGTTTGATAGTAATTTATTTACTATTAATGATAATTCTAATATTTCCCAACGCTTACTATCTAATCCTGATCCAACTATTTCAGTTTTAAATAGAAATGATTTAAATCTACCTCCGGATTTACTATTTGATAATACAGAGTATCTATTTGATAATAATCAATGGAAGTGGAATACAAATTTACTTGAATCTAATAGAGTAGCATATAAAAATGTATTAGTTGATTCAATAAAAAATGAAGTGATACTATATCTTCATAATGTGGGTAGATTATATTACACAAAATTAAAAGATAAAACAGATAGTTTAGTAAAAAAGGATTTAGAATGTCTTTTTGATGAAACTTTATTTGATAATATATGTGAAACTGGAATAGGTATTAATTTAAACACCCTTATACAGGATATCCTAAGAGATACTCTCAATATATATAACGGTTTCACTAAGATACCTAAGGGTAAAAAGTTTTACGGTACAGAGTTATTATTAGATTCTAAGCTTCCTGAAAGTATTGACGTTAATGTACGTGATTTTTACTTTCATAGTAATGAAAGTGTTAATTATCTTTCAATAAATAGAGTATTTTCTAAATTATTTGAATTACAGAAAGCAATTTATGATAGCATTTTAACATCCTAAACTAAATATATTATATGTCGACACCACCTTCTACCTCAACAGGCGCTGATTTTACTAATCAGTTTATTTCTGATAGGTATACTTCGTTAATACATTTAAGTGGTAATAATCTCACTGAAGATTTTGATGGTGTATATGACGGTAAAGGTAATTATACAGGTATAGAAATTTCGACAAGCGATGTTTCAATTCATAATGTAACTATGCTTAAATCTTCGACAGATACTACACTGTTAGATTTAATATATCCAATTAATAGTATTTTCTTATCAATTGAAAATGTTAATCCTGGTACTAGATTGGTTGGATCAGAATGGGAATTAGTTTCTGAGGGACTTTTTCTTGCAGGAGCTGGAACTGGTACAGATAAAAACGGCAATGTTCAAATTATTGAAGCTGAAAATGTAGGTACTGAAGGTGAGTATAAGCATGAATTAACAATAGATGAAATGCCTAGCCACCAGCATGACGTACATGGAAGAAAAAATAGATTTGGACGAACGAATGGTGCGAATAAAGATAGTGCAGGTTTTGATACATCAAGAGAATTGAGAGCTGATACAACATTTGTTGGTGATAACCAAGCACATAATAATATACCTCCATATTATGGGGTATATGTATGGAAACGAATAAGTTAATTAAATTATGGCAGATATTACTATAGTAAAATTTAAAGTAAGACGAGGAACCGACTCTGAAAGAGAGCGTGTAGTTTTAGATCAAGGAGAAGTAGGTTATACTATTGATACAAAGAGACTATTTGTAGGGGATGGCGCTCTTTCAGGTGGTAATGTTGTAGGAAGTAAAAACTTTGGATCTTTTAATGTTGAATCTGGATTAGGTGGTAATGTTGGTGCACAAATAGGTGATTTTGGCTATGCAAATAATAAATTATATGCTTTATCAGCTGAACAATATACTAATGCTCTTTCTGGTTGGTCTTATATAGGTGCCGTGCCTGATGATGCTAATATTGAATTTAATGGTAGTAACCATCTTACAATAAAACTCAGTTCTATAGATGGTAATGATTTAATGAATGAAGCTTTTGGTAAAGCTTTAGTAAGAAACGGGCAAGCTATAGATGTTAATTTTAGTACTGATTATTTTGAACTATCGGGAGGATTTTTAACACCTGTAAGTAACTCAATTACTGAAAGAGAGATTAAAAATACAGCTTTATCAGCTGGGTTATCGGGTGGTAATGGAGAGCCAATTCAAGTAAATATTGGCTCCGGATTAATATTTGAAGGGAATCGTTTAGCTGCAGGCCCTGCTGATTCTTCTTCAGTTTTATTTAGTGCGTTAGATTTAAATATATTTGGCGACGGTTTAAATGTTAATTTAGAAACACAAACAATTAATACAACTCTATGCTCAGTAGATGGGGAGAGTTTCAATGTTAATAATAGTACTATTTCTTTAGTTAATAAACCTGTATCTGGTAATTATGAAGCACCATTTTTATCTCTTAATGGTAAAGGTATAGTTGAAAATGTTCAATCTACTTTCTTTGATACTATGACAGCTACATCCTTAACTGGAGCTGATTTTGTACCAGTTGGTACGATACTACCTCATGCTCGGGCTATTGGAGCTGTTCCCCACGGGTTTGTTTTATGTGATGGCGCTGTTTATTCACAAACAGGTCAATATAGTGATCTATATAATGCTATAGGTACTAATTATAATACTGGTGGTGAGGGAGGTACAGACTTTAGAGTACCTAATTTAACCGGAGGGCAGTTTTTATATGGTAATAATCAGAATCCTGATTTTGGTACTGCTGGTTCTAAAGTCTACTACTTATCTGCTAGACAACATGATTCAGCATTTGTTAATTTAAGTGCAGTTGATACTACTTTCATTATTAAAGCTACTAGCGTTGTAAAAGGTGTATTTACTGGTGCGCCTAATCAAGTTAGTAACAGTTATCAACACGATGGCAGTACATATACAGCAAAAGATTCAAGCGGAAATATAAATACACTTAGTTCAGCAGGATTTTTAACTTTAGCTTTATCTGGTACAACGAGAAATAATTCACAAACATTCGATAGGTACGCCATACCTATTTTTAACTATTAAATAAAAATATGTCCATTGAAATTTTAGAAAATACTCTTTTAAAACTTCTTGTAAGGAGAGGTACTGATATAGAAAGAAAAGAAGTAACTCTTGATGAGGGTGAATTTGGATATACAACAGATACAAAAAGAGTTTTTATTGGAGATGGTACTACACCAGGTGGTACTTTAGTTGGTAATAAGTTTTTAGGTACAGCAGAAACTATTACTGATAAAACAGGAGTAATAGGTGATATTGCTTTTGATAGTGACAATAATATATTACAGTTTATTAACGAAAATAACGGTGGTAGTATTAACGACTGGGTTACTATTTCTAATTTAGCTTCAGCTGGAGATAATACTATTAGCATTGATGCATCACAAAGAATAACTATAGGTAAGTTATCAGCTGGCAATATAGATTTAAATGCTTTAGGTAGTAGTATAGAGCTTGATGGTTCGCAAAAAGTAGCATTAAGTAGTTTTATTAATATAGATGGTATTTCTCAAAGAACAGTAGATGCAGGAAGTTATTTAGAGATACCAAGTAAGTTAAAGATAAATGCAATTGATTATGACTTTCCGTCGGTAAAGCCTTCAGTTAATAACAGTCAATTAATTTCTGATCCTACAGGTCAATTAAGGTGGGCTTTACCTACTGTGGTAGAAACTATCGTACCAAATACATCTGCTGGAGCAGTACCAGTAGGATCAATAGTACCATTTATATCTGCAGTTGCTGATGTACCATATGGGTGGTTAAAATGTGATGGTTCAACTGTAACAGGTACTAATTATCCTGATTTATCTGGTGTTATAGGAAATAGATATGGAGGTACTGGTGATAATTTTGTGCTTCCAGATTTTACGAGAGCTACTTTATACGGATCAGCAGTAGCTGACCCGTTTTTAGGTACTGAGTACCACGTAGTTTCAGGATTAGGGCAAGGTAATGCTAGTGTTAGTGGTGCTTTAAGTTCAAGTCCATTATCTGCCTTAGCAACCACGTTTATTATAAAAGCTGTTGATGATAAGGTAAGCGCTCCAACTATATCATTTAATACACCACTTTCTGCTGCTAAAAATGGAGTACGTATAGACAATACAGCTACTCAATTCTTAAGTGGTACTATTGAGGTAGGTCTTTCATCAAATAACGATGGATATCCCGCAGATTCTAAAGCTACTATTTATAAAAACGTTTACCTTGACTCCCCGGTAGAGTTAATTAATGATGGTACTGATTTTGTTGTTAATTCATGGACTGGTTTTGACTTACCTACCATAGTACCAGTAGCTGCTAAGGTTATTCATTGTCAGTATACTATACCTAATAGAGCTGCTTTCTACTTTACTTTTGATAATTCAGCCTTACCTGCAGCTACTTCTAAAAAGTTTGTTTTAGGTGATGCCGGTGGTGGTACAGTACAAGGTAGATCGCAACAAGGAGACGGAGGCCAATTTACAGCTAGATTTAACAGAACTTCCAGAAAGCTATTTGTTGCTCTCGACGGAAATAGAACAGCTCCTGGGTTACAACCAAATGTATTTGTTGATATAATTGGTTACGGCGAATAATTAAATATATGAAAGAAATTGTTGTAGAGGGATTAGATTACCAAGATTTTGTCTTTATAAAAAAGCTAGCTGAGCAATCCTCTTTTAAACCTGGAGAAGAAAAAGATTTCAGAAGCTGTAAAATTTTAATTGAGAAGGTAAATGAAATTTTAAAAGCTTTTGATTAACATTATACAGGAATAAATATGTATAATGGCTCTACCTAACGAAATAAAGCTACCACCCGGTGAGAGGTCGTATCAATTTGTAGAAAAAGATTTTAGATATAATTCTAATTATGATATTGTATGGTCGTTTGATTTTAAAGTACCTGGAGATCTAGGTCTAGAAGGTAATTCATGGCAAGCTCCTGAATCTGCTGTTGAATACGCTTTTGGTACGTTCTTAACTACATTAACCTCAGAAATTTCTTCTTTACCGGGTCAATATGTCGGAGATCAAGACCCTAGTGTTGCTTTATCAGCTGTTTCATTGCTTTCTGAAGCAGCTTTACCTCTTCTTACTGAAAGTAGTGAAAATTTAGTAATTGATTCTACTAGCTTAAGCGGTCAACTAGTTAAAATAGTTTTTGATACTACTGGACTTTATGGTTTATCAGGTAGAGATGGTAGAGACGGGGTTAAACCTCATGAAGTAAGAAGAAATTCCCTCTGTATTAGAGATTTTAATAAGAGCTTAGTTTTTTATGAAGAGTTATCTACTTTTTCACCTACTATACCTTTAACTTCGGACGATTTTACAACTTTAAGGTTTAGATACGCTAATTTAGGTACTAAAATATCTATAGATAGAAATGTAAACTCTAAATTTGAAACACTTACTACTGTTAGTTTACCTTTAGAATTAGATAACTTTGATAATTTAGACGTTTTTGTAGGTTATTCGTTTACTACACCAGTCTCAACATCAAGCCCCGCCTTATCAGTAGGTAAATTCTTCTTAAAAGACCCACATATTGAAGGTTTAGTTACTGATAGTGTGATAACTGAAACTCTAACTACAAGAGGTAATAGTTTCAACCCTAATAGTAACATTACTACCGCGGTAGGTATTTCAGCAATTGCTGATCAAGCTAATATTAGTTTATTAGAAACAGCTAAACAAAATATTACCATATTTAGAACTGATAACAATATTTCTGTTGATACACCAATAAGATTTAAAGGTATATTAGTTGATACAGGGTTAAATATTCAAACTATTGGTATTATACCTAAAGAAAGAGCGGATGATTTTGCTATCGATAATAATATTACTATAGAAGGGGACTATAGAGGCCTTCCTTTCTTAATACCTGATAATAGCCTATCTATTTTTTCTTAGTAATACCAAGCTCCTTTTTAACTTGAGCTATATACTTAGAAGAGATAACTTCTTGAAATTGTTTGATTACTTCACTAGTATCTAACTTAAGTTCAGTAAAGCCTATCATATAATTTCTAAATCTATCTTTTAAATCGCAGTTATATGGTACTCCATGCGGTCGTTGGAACCGATGTAACCATCTAAGCCAGGGTAGGCACAATGTAACTTTACCATTTTGTCTAAATTTTTCGTGAATGTAACCTTCTTCCCCACCAAAGCCTCTAAATTGATTGTTAAAACCTAACCAAGCATCTTTACGACAACTAAATAAACCGAGTCCTTGCGCTGGAATCTCAAAAGGTTTATTTTCTCTTTTTTCTCCTCTTTTATCAGTGCCCCAGGTACCCCACATATAGGCTCCCCAAGTATCTAGATCATAATGAGTGCTTAAATTATTCAAATCATCATAAATTAAAGGACCTTGTAATAGATTACCTTTATCTTCTTCTTGATCATAAAATTCAATAAGCTTTTTTAAAATACCACCTTCTAGCAGAACATGACAGTCCATTACCAGTACATAAGGTGTGTTAGCTAAGGTAAAAATTTTATCTCTTAATGCAGTTGAACTGTAAGAGCTGTACTCAACATAGGTTAAAGGCTCAGTAATATGTCTAGTATACTTTTGAATTTCACCCCCTTGATGAGATTTAGGATTATTATTTATAATAATAAATTCAACCTCATTCATTACCTCTGAATGATGAAGTCTTAGAGATTGTAATGTAAAATATATACCATCAAAATCATCGTATACACATAACCCTATGGTAAGCTTTTTCATCTTATATATTACCTAAGCCAGCTTCAACAGTAAGATCATGCCTCATTGAATGATATCGTTCTTCAACATATTTTTGAAAAGCTAAAGGTTTTACCCAATCATTCTTATTCATATCAACACCAGCCTCTTCAAGTTTCTCAGAAACTTTTTCAACGCCTTCTATCAAACAAGCCCATCTAACGAACTCATTAAATAACATTTTTTTAGTAGTACCATCTTTTAAGTTAAAAGTAAATTCTCGTTCCATATATATATTATATTATATTTCCTTTCCAATTTTTATATCATCGAAAGGCTTTTTATTTACATCTACCACTTCAGTAGTAAGTATTGCTTTAACTGAAGGTACTAATCTATAAACTCCTCCGCATTTAGGACATTTACTTTCAACTGTACTATCTGTTATAACTACAATTTCATTAAATTTGTAATTACCGCAAGGACAGTCGACTTCTGCTGTGTTAAGTTCTACCAAGTAATTAATTTCACTCTCTAATTGAAGTACTTTTTCTTTATGCTTAAAAATAGCATTCCAGACTGAAGGAGCTATTAGTTGTAAAAATGCTGCTAATATAGCAGTTTCAAAAAATCCTAGTACGTTTCTAAAAGCATAGCCTAATGCTGCTGATATTATTAAAACTATTAAAAGAGAGATACCTATTCTCATATAGATATTTTAGATAGATCTTCAGGAATTTCAAGTGTTAATATTTCATTAACTTTATCTATTTTCTGATTAATACTATCAATAACACTGCTATCTATACCGTTTTTATCAGACGCTGCTGTAAGCATAGCCCTTAGTTCCGCTAGGGAGACAAAGGTATCTCCTATGAGTTGCTGTATCTGCTGTAATTCATAAGGAAGTATGGGCGGTGCTTTTTGATTAGCTTCATCCTCCTTATACTTGTTTACTTGTGCATCAGTGTTTAAGTTAGGTGAATACTGTTTATCAGCAATTCCTGTAAAATAAGGGTAATATCCGTTGTTAGCCACATAAATTATTTATGCTCGAGCATAAATAAATGTATGACTAAATTTGAAAAGAGATTTTTTACTGTACTAAAAGAACAAGATGATGATGAAAAAGAAGCTTTTGAAAATTCGTTAGATCAGGATACTAACCCTGAAGAATTTGACGTTGATCTAGATGTAGAGGTAAGTGAAGATGATCCTTCTGTAAGAGCAGCATCAGCTGTAGCTGAGAGAAATGAGGCTATGAAGGACGAATTGAGAGGATGGATTGGTAAGATGGAAGAATTCTTAGATTATCTTAATGGTGAAGAGCCTGATTCAATTCAACAGAAATTAGCTAATGCAGAGCCAGATACTGTCTTTGATAGAATGAAACAATCAGAACAGAGAAAAATTTCAAGGGTAGCTACTGAACTTGCAGGTGTTACAGAATCTTTTAAGGGGTATTTAGCACAGACAGGTAATCCTCAATTTAAGTACGTTTAAGATTAGAGTATTTTTTTATCTCTGTCAATTTAATAATACCTTCGATACCCTCGAAGGTATTATTTTGTATAAAGTCCCATTTTATCTCGTCAAGCTTACATGCCATAACAATATCATTGAAGTCTTTAAATCTTTTACCAAATTTTTCCGGCCATATAAAGACTTTCTCCATTTGTTTAAGCAATACTTCGGATTTTATCAGAGAAGCTCTATCAATCCATTGAGAGTCTAATATCCATACTCTTTCAAAGAATTTTAAGACATTATCAAACTGTTGTTGCTGTCGTTGAGTAAAAGACTTACCTCTTTCAGTAATACCTGCTACGGCTATTGAATTTTTAGTAAAGAAAGCGTTGATAGGGCCTTCAAATACATAAACTTTATCATGATCATTAGTTACTCTATCAATATTAAATAAAGTTTTTTCTGAACCAACCTTACCGAGATACTTAGGCTTTATTTTATTATCACGATTAAGTACAGTTCTCGTTTGATAGAATTCTATACTATTTTTCTCGTTAACAAAAGGTATTACCAATCTATTTTTATGTACTCTATCAGTTAAAGACAAATATAAACTATCAGGTCTATTTACAGCAGTGTCTAATCTACGTTCTTTAATAAGATGTCTAACAGATCTAACAATATCATTGCTATTATAAAAGTCGCGCTGAAGCTCATCAAACAGATTAATACTATCTGTAGGTAAGGTCTCGACTTTAATAGTTGGCTTAGCTTCCTCATCTTCAATCTTTACTTCAACCGAGTAATTTTTAAGCTCTTCAATTATTTCAGTATCGGAACACCCGGTAACCTTCTTAACCCACTTTAACGGTCTACTAGACCAGCCGCAGTTATGACAAAACAGGTTATCATTTTCAGGTATATAGTAAAACCGTCGCTTTTTACCAAATGACCCACCTTCTTTACAAATAAAACACCCACCTTGATATACATTATTAAACTTGTTATACAATGGGCTAAATGAATATTCATAAAACTTTTGTATAACGTATTCTCTAGGTAGATTAATCATTTATAGAATCTAAAAAGGTATTTAAAAAGAACGTTTCATACCAATGATCTTTACGTTTTATAATATTAACCATATTATATTTTTCAACTAGACTCAAAAAAAGCTTATAATCCCCGGGTTCAGTACTATCTAATTGATTTTTATAATAAGTTTTTTCATTAATAAAGTCTTCATATAGATCTAATCTAAATAAATCGCGATTACTAAAGTATTTCTCTTCCTGCTCAGTAGTAAGTTTAAGTTCTCCGCTAAGAAACTTTTTAACTTTGACTTTACCGAATCCAGGTATACCAGATACATTATCTGACTTATCTCCGGTTAAGCATTTTGCTGTAAACCAATCATATATATCTTTAAACCCGGTATTTTCTTCGAAATTTTCTTTTTCAAAGTATTTTTTTCTAATAGGATCAAATAAAATAGTATCTTCATTAATTAGTTGAAGAAAATCTCTATCTACAGATACAATTACCTTTTTACCCTTAGTTTCTCTACAAATATAAGCAACTATATCATCAGCTTCCAGCTCTCTAGGGAATATAGAAGGTATACCAAGAGTTTTACATATAAGCTTTATATCTTCATTATTTTGATGCGGGGTACTATCACTTGATCTATTACCTTTATACTCACTAGATAGTTCTTTTCGTTTATTCTTTTGATAATCTATCTTCTCATCCCAAACAATGATAGTTTTCTCAGGTAAAAAACGCTTTACATAAGAATATATAGCATTTATACTAAAATATATATGAAGACCGGCTACATCTGCATTTTCGTATCGCTTTTTTTGTAAATTAGCAGTATGAAAAGTACGGTGAATAAGATTATTACCATCAATTATTAGAGTTTTCATTTTTTTCGTATTGCGCTTTACTAATTTTATATACAGACTTAGGAATAGTCTCTACATATTCAATTATATTACTGTTCCTTCCGGTTTCAAACGAATCTATAGGTATTTTAATGTTTTTAACTTCTGGAATACTTAAACATTCAATAGAATTCTTAGATTCTTTAATAATTATGAACATTTGTCCGGCGTAATCACCGGTTTTGCACGCGTATACGTCTCTTTTTTGAATTTTTTTACGAATCATTACATTCTCCCTATTTCGGAAGAAAAGTACTTAATAAGTATGGAGTTTAAAGCTTCGTGCTGTTGTGATGAGCTAGCTGATTTAAGTTGCAATGCGTTACCTTCCATATCATACCCTAATAATATAAAACTATCTAGATATTCCTGTAATATAGCTACAACTCTATCTGCAATATCACGCTGACCTTTAATTTTCTTTCTTTCCCCTACATTAAGCTTAAGAGCTTCTTCAATTAGCTCTCTTAGTTCTTTATCTCTAGGGTCTTCAGCATCCATAACGTTATTTATGTAAATCTACTTTATCTTCTCTTTGTTTGACACCGTTTTCGATTAATTTTCTAACTACAACCTCGATAGAGAAGGTCTTTAAACTAAAACCTGGTCTAAAATCACGGTTACCATCATCAAAGGAAAATAAATACTCGCCTTTGAATGGTGTATTTTCGAAACATGTAATAAAAACTGACTTACCACCTGGATCTACTAATACAGTCCATTTTCTTGGATCATGTTCCTCGTACCCATTATAAATTTTCCATGTTTCGAAGCCTGAATCTTTAAGACGTTTAATAAAATAACTAGCTGTCTGTAATTTGTTCTTAGTTTGTTTGTTCATTGCGTTAAAGAAGATATAATATACTTTAATTTAATATTGTTTAAAGAATTATCAAATACCACAACACCAAATTGAGTATTAATCTTTACAGCAAAGCTATCACTTACATTAGTAAGAAGTCTTATATTATCAAAGTTAACAGGGGTAGGCTTTAACTCAAATTTAGCTGGTTGCAATGTAAGAGCAAAATTATCTGTATTATGTCTTGCTCTATCAGTAAGTTCAGCCATTAATTGATCATTTTCTGTATAAAAATATATCTTATTAGTTTCTGAAGCAAAAGTACTACCTTTAAAAATTTGATTTAAAAGATTTTTATCTAAATTAAATTTAATATCAAACTCAAAGGAATTAATTTTATCTAAATTAAGATTAGGTTTAGTTAGAAACCCCTCTTCAAATAAATGGTATTTAAACTTAATACCGTTACCCTTATATTCTAAATTATTAGAGTTAACTTTAAACTTAATATCATTAGTTGGAATAGTATCTATTACTCTAGCTAACTTTTTTAAGTCCGGGATATTGATACTATCTTCAAAATCTGATTTAGAATTATATTCGGAATATAATATAAGAGTATTATCCGGGCTTGCTACCAGACTCTCAATCTTATCTTTTTTAATAGTTAGAATAGCACTTTCGTTAATCTTTGATAAAGAATCTAAGTACTTTAAAAATTCATCCCGGTTTTTTATCTGAAGGCTTCTTTCTTCTTCCATTCTTTTCTAAGAGTAATATAATTTCTTTTAATAGCAACCCATTACTCTTGATAGCATCAATAAGCATATCAATTTTTTCTGGATCTTTTAAATTAAATTCTAGCTGATTATTATCCTGCTCTACAACAGCAGGAGCCGGCTCTACTTCTTGTAATTCTTTTACCGCTTGCTCATAAGAGACAGGCGGAGCTTCTTGTACAGGTTGTGGTTGCGGCTCTTGCGGTGGAGCAGGCGGTTGTTGCTGCATATGCTGCATTTGCTGTCGTGTAGGGGCTCGAGCTATATTTTCAAACTGTTGTTTTACTGCCTCAGATTGCGGAGCTAAGCTATTTGATTGACCAACTATCATTTGATCATTTTTGTGGGATTGACCATAAGTCTGTCCCACAAAATTCATAATTAATGCTTTTTCCTCTTCAGTCATTTTAGAGATCTTTTAAGAGTTCGTCAATATCATCTTCTGTAGTAGTCTCTTCCGTAGCAGTACTAACAGAAGCAGTAGCAGGCTCAGCTACTACATTAGTTACAGATTGTGTATTAACTACCTCAGCAGCATCTTCTTCAGTTTTACAATAGTAATGCTCATTAAGCATAGCTTTTAAATCATCATTAGATTTAAGAGTAAATACTTCGTCAAGTTTAAATACGTTATCGTAAATATCTTTCTGCTCGTCTTCATTTAGATCAAGAGCACCTACAGTAGTAAATCTAGAAGATACGTAAGTAGGATATCCACCTTGATCTTCTACTTTAATCTTTAAACTAGCTCCATCGGAACCTAAATCAAAGATACGAGGACCAAACTCTTCAGCATCCTCA